CCACCGAGAGACTATAACCTTACCGGTTAAATTGTTGTTTGGTTTATTCATGATTATTAAATTGTTTGCTAATATACTAAATTTCTTTTATCTCTATTAAGAATCCCTCACCTTCGAATGAGTATTCACCTGGCCATTCTTCTAAGAATAAAGGAAGCTCTCTAAATTGGTATAAGTCAAAGAGTAAATGAGCCATCTGCTGAGCTAATGCAAAGCTCTCGCAGTCGAATGATGTAGGAATTTTCATGCGATGGTACATGCTGATTCTATCCTCTCGGAGCGGAGTAACTACTACTTGAAAATTCATAGCTCTACCTCCTTGCTAACTAACGTGGTAGTAGTCTCTCTGAAGTTAGTAGCTAAAGTGAATTCAGCGAAAGCTTCATCGTAAGTGTAGAACATCTTTTGGCATGAGCCATCAATGTACAAAAAGTAACGAGTACCATCATAGCGGCATACTTCTTTAATTTCAAAAAGTGTTTTCATGATTATTTAGTTGTTTGATTGTTTACTAACTCGTTTACCTTATCTAAGAACTGCTCAAATACATCAGGTCTTAATGTGAATCCAAATTCCTTTCCGTCTTTTAAAATTTCAATCCATAAATACAATTCACCACCTATGCCATTTTCAACAAGACTTGCTTCTGCTCGAAAGTCAAATTCACGATTATCTATGTGATGTGTTAAATGTTTAATAACAAAAGGTCTTGGTGCATCTGATTTAAGGCTGTCATTTGTTTTGGGATTTGCACGATATTTTGTGTGCCATTGTGAAGTAAATTTCATTTGCTAATGTGATTTGGTTGTGATTCTAATTTCTGTGTGTCTGCATCGAATGATCCTCCGATGAGTAAGCCTGCTATCAGCATGGCTATAAAGAGTAGTGCTTTTTTCATATTGCTTATTGATTTAATTTTAGCAAATGTACTACGATATTTTAGAAAAGCAAAAGAAACCTTACTAATATTAGCAAAGTTATTAACAAATAATTGTTAGCTTAGAAGAATAGAGTGAAGATAATACCCCCTATAAATGAGATAGGAATACCTATAAGCGCTGTGCTGCGCCAAGATTCTTTACGTGCAGCTTCTTTGTATAGCTGCTCCTGTGATTCTACTAACTGTTGAGAAGTCTTTTCGTTGGTGATGGCCCATGCATCTATAGATTTAGCCTGATCAGTAATCACTTTACCCTTAATGCTATCTGATTTAGTGCAAATGTTTACAGCATTAAAGAGATAATCTCGCTCAGCCTTTAACTTAAGTAGTGCTCTTACTTCGTTAGTCGTTAAGCTGACCAGGGTATCTTTCTGAGGTAAGGCTTGAGAGTAGATTGTGCATGGCTCGCTTAAGCCCATGCCGATCAAGAGAATCAATAGCACTAATGTTTGCTTCATAAATTTCTGTATTACGTTGTAACTGCTGATTAAGCTCTTCTATCTCAAGCATGCGCTGGGCATTGGTAGCCTCTAAAGAATCGATAACATGCGTAGCTCTATCTGCTCTACGCTCATAACCTTGTATAGCCTTCTCACTATCCTTAATCATGATGTACATAGACTGAATTAAAATGCAGAGAAATACAGCTGCTCCGAATATTACAGCTAACTTAATTTGTTCCTTCGTTTGGCGTGTCATTAGATTTCTTTTTATCAAAGATAGACTCAATAACTGTTAATCCCAAACCACTACCCGCTAAAATTAACATGCCATCGAACATGTATTCAGGAGTTTTGTACTCAGTGAACGTGCCAATGTAGCTTAAGTTAATGCATACAAGTAAAGCTAAGATAGACGCAACCCGCTTAGAGCTCGCATCTCCTTCATTACTAAATACGCTCTTAAGCCATTTCATCTCTTGCGTTTATTCATCTTGTAGATGGTAAAGATTGAAGCTATGCCTGATAAGATTAAACATACAATCTTCAAAGCGAATTCTACGTCTAACATCCATGCAGGCACAGATAAAAGAATGCTGCTTACTGTACCTGTTACTCCCTCTGCTATCTGCTGCTGATGGTTACTCATGCCTCGTGTAGTAATGTGTAAGTGAATGACTTTTTACCCGACTTAATGCAAGCCTGCACAAGCTCTTTGAATTGTGTTGGATTATTCAGCACTTGACAGCCTGCACTCCACTTATCTACATTCTTAGATTCAGTAGATTCATTAGCGCGATGGATGTTAATTCCAAATAAGCCTGTATCTTCTTTCCCTTGCTCCTCAGCTACTGAATCTTTATCGGCATCTCTATGCACAGTAACCTTCTTTGACTGAATTAAAGCGCTGTATTTGCCCTTATGCAAGCCTATTACCCAAGTGTCGACATATTGTCCGCACTTTAGTACAGCTGTGCCTAACTTATTCATAGGATTATTGAGCCAAAATGTACCTGGATTAGTAGTACCGGTGTACCACTTCACCTCGTTGCCTTGCACCAATCCTATTAGGTCATCAAATTTATTAGGCTCGTTAGCTTTACTACGTATTCCTACTATGTGAATTGTCGGCCACTTATAGCCAAGCTCTGTGAATTGAGCTTTAAGCTCTTCTATCGTTGGTGCTTTCATTCTTTCTTAATTCTTTATCTCGTTTGCTTAAATAGACTTTAAGCTTACGCTCATAGTCTTTACGTGTTTTTTCTTCCTTTGTCATGTATCTTAATTAGTGAAATCTCTCACGTTAAATCTGCTCCATGGACTTTCTGTATAACTGCCTTGGCTAAATGCTACGGTGCTTTGTCTGTTCACCTTGCGTAATGGGTGAATATCAGGGAAGTTATTAGATGTGTATTCAGGGTAATCTGAGCTGTTATCACACAAATAATCAACTAATCTCTGCGTGTACCATTGTGCATTCTCACGTGCCTTCTCCACTAAACTATCCATCTCACCCTTACTAATAGCTGTAGTGTTTTCAGATTGGCGAGTAACTAAGTTACCGTTATCATGCTTATACATTAGGAAAGGATAAAGCTCTACCATAGTCCACCACGCAGTTGGCTTAACTATGTATTCATTTAACAATGTCTCATAAACTCCTGTTAACGTACCTGCGCTTATCTCTGTCTTAATCTTATTTGTTAAATCAGTGCCAAGGTATAAAGTCATGTACTTGTCTTGAGCTAAGTACATTGCAGGGCGAATAAGATTAGTATCTACAGCCTCATTCAGCTGAGTGTATTTCTTTAAAAATTCCTCGTTAATGAAAAGTATTTCGGGTGCTATTGCCATTGTGTTATAGTTTAATTTGTTCCTGGATATCTACCATGTAAAGAAGATTGGTCATAGGTTGCAGTATTAGCTTGAGCAAATCCTTTAGCAATGTCTTTTAAAGGCATGCCTGCACGTATAGCTTTAGCTACTGAGATTGGATCAGAGGATTCTAAGCCATTATCTTTTACAAATCTTCCCTTCTCACGCTTTCTGAAATAAACTCTTCGCTCAAAGTAATGTTTACAGTTAACCCCCCCATGATATAACCACACGCTATAGGTAGAGCCATTGTGGCCCATGTTTGGATTAAGTATATTGCTATCTGTTTCCATAGCAGTTAAATCTTCGTAACGGTAAACATAGCCATTACGTGCAGCGCTTACCATTTGGCGGCAGAACTTGCGGCTATCTTTACTTAGATTCTTAGAATAAGCATAACGAATCTTATACAATCCGCTATCCATTTCAGATGGCTTATCAGGATCTGCATAACTGCGAACTGAGGCTAAATTAACAGGCTCAGCTTCGATTAATTCCCATTCCTCTTCATCTACTATCTCGCCCTTATCTTCTAAGAATTCACACCACCAAGCCTCATCCTCATCTGTGAAGATTGGCTTCTCTTGCGGATCACTTAAATTAGTCTTTTTTTTTTGAGCAGATAGCTTAGCTACAGCGCTGCCCTCCGAAGGTGTAAACATTGCAGTAGCTACGTCAATTGGAAGTTGTAAGAATTGTACTAAGAATACGATTGCCTGCTCCTTAGTTAAGCCTCCAGTCTGAACTGCTGCTACAATTTCTAAAGCACTTGCTATCTGAGCACCGTTGTAAGTTACATCACTTACTGAAGCTCCTGCTGGTGCTACAGGTGCAGCTGTATTAGAATCAGTTGTTGCATTATCTGCAACAGTTGGAGTTACTACTTCTGCTGCTGTATCAGCCGCATCAGAGAATATGTCATTAGGCTCAATATAAATATCAGCCACAATGCCCATTGCCTTAAATATTTCCTCAATGCTATCTGTAACGATTTGTTGGTAAGGCTCAATAATATTTTTATTGAAGATGCGATAAGCCTGCTTCATTTCATCAGCGTTGCTACCTAATCCACCTGCATCTCTAATACCGAAAAGTAAAGGTGAAGTAACGCGGTGAGCTGCTAAGATGTTTTCTCTTGACTGCACGCTTAATTCTTGCCATTGCTTATCTGCATCTGACATAGGCACAAGGTCTAAACGCGGAGCTCTATCTGCTGACTCGTTGAAAGTAAATACTACCTTACCTGCTTTCTTAGCGCCCACCATGGTTTCCCAATTTCTGCGGATAGCCATCTGCTCCTCAGGATCAGGAATACCGTTGTTCATGTGAAGGAAGTAGCTTGGTGCCATTCCATTACTCAAGAAAGCTCTGTAAAATTCGCTAATGTCGCGAGTGATTTCAATGTAATTGATAGCACTATAGTAATCAGGCTTTGGATAGTAAGCGCTGCCTGGAGTCATTATACCCACGAATAGAACTTGAGAAGGCTCTTCTGCTTTAGATGTTGGATTGTACATTGGGATGAACGCAGGAATATTTTTCTTCTTGCGAGTATCGTTCCAATCTTTAGAGTAATATACTCCCGGTATAACATCCTCATCATTAGCTACAGCAAGCCTTACGTTTTCGTATGGCAGATGGTTAATCTTAGCTATAGTGCTTCTATCTACTGACCAAATAATCTCTAAGTAATAACCACCATGCATCTTGGCATCTAACGTAATAGGCCTTCTAATTGCATTTAATTTCAATCTATCTATCTCACGTTGAGCAGCAGGATTATTGCTCTTAAACTCTTTGCCTGCAATCATGAAAGCTATGCTCATAGTTAGCGCTGAATGCACAGGTGAGCTATAGTACAAATCGATTAAGTAATTAGGAAATAGATTAGCCTCCCCAAAAGTCACAAAGCCTTTAGGAGTCTCTTTCTCTACTGCTTCTTGTGGCATTGCTGCGCCAAGATTCACCAGCATTGGAGCTGATATCTTATCCGTTGTAGGTGATGTCATTATCTATAGTTAAATTAGGCTCAGTATATCGCGGAGTAGTAATGTCTTCAACAATTAAATATCCTTTCTCAATTACTCCCTCTACTGTAGCCGCTGTTGGATCTAAGTTAGTGCTGCTATTCTGCCCATAAACTACGTAGCTGAATCGTGCTGGGTAGTTAATTAGTAAGCTTGCAGCTAAAGGTGTGTTGGCATTCGTGCCAATCTGAATGGTAGTGTATCTATCATTCTCTGCTATCTTAGTAGGGATAGCGTAAAGCTTTTGAAGTGTCTGCTCGTTAGTTAATTCGAGCAAGTAATGCGTATAACTATTAGCAAGCAAAAGCTCCCCTTCCTTTAGTGTAAGGTAGAGGAGCTGTGCTGCTGTATTTTTGAGTAAATAAATCATGCTTTAAAGATAGCACAATTTATTTTAAAGTGTACCTTGAACTACAGTTACTGTAGTAAAATCTACAAAAGGAACATCACCCGGATCTTGGTCAAGTAAGTATGCCTTATCTTTCTCTTCACCTGTGAAGGTAATATTATAACCTGACATGTCACCCTTGGCAGTTCCGCTTTGAGTAGTGAATGCAGTTACTTCTACACCATCCTTATATCCACACATCCAAATGTTATCGTTATTGTCCTGAACGAACAATACGTTACGACCTTTAGAAATGTTTTGAAGTTGTAGTGAACGTGCAGCAGTCATGCCATGGAACATAGCCACGATAGTCTGCGTGTAAAATATAGTGCCATTCTCGATAGAGATTGCAGCCTCTTCTGTGAATGATCCTGTGTGTTTTGGTAATTCAAATTCGTAAACGCTACCTGTAGGTAAAGCGGTTACTACATTAGTTGTACCATCAATAGTAGCTTTGTTTGCAAATGTATCGTAAGCGCCAAGGTAAATAGCCTTGATGCCGCCAATTGCTTCCTTACAAAGAATCTGAAGTCCTGCGGTAGTTAGACAGCTCATTGTTTTTTTATATTAAATTAGTTAAAATATTCTTTGCAAAGAATGGGCAGCTATTAGCTAACCCACTCTTTTAACAAAGGAGTATTAATTAGGGATTCATGAATCCTAAGATAGCTTGAGTAGGGATAGCTACTTGAGTACCTGCGCGGAACTTCATAACCATTCTGATATTGTCGCTACCATCAGTAGTTGACATATCTACTACTTTCACTTCGTTGAAATCAGATACTACATCTGTACCGAAGAATAAGTTTTCAGGCTTAGAGAATAAAGCTACATTGTCAGGAATACCTGGGCAAACATAGATTTCGTAACCATCGAACATCAATGGGTAGTTAGCAGCAGCGTTGAACTGTTGTAAGTAACCTAAAGCGCTTAATGCTTGGCGGTAAAGTTGAGCAGTCTTACGGTTAACGTAAAGCTTAACAGTAGTATCACCAATCAATTCAGCAGGAAGAGCAGACATCAAAGTCTCTAAAGACGCGATTACGTTAGAGCTTGTAAAAGCAGCAGCGAAATCTACATCAGGAGTACCACTCTTAGCAGTATCCAACACCTTCAAAATTCCGTTGAAAGAAGTGTAAGAAGAGCTCTCGAAGTTACCTTGCCACAAAGTGTATTCAATGTTCTCAGCTACTTTACCTGAAAGGTGCGCGATTAAGAAATCAGCGAAGTTAGCAGGGATAGAATCGTTAGCAAATCCGCGACCTGTTTGAGCAGCTTCCCAATCTTTTGCAAATTGATCCTTACAAACTTCCAAATTTACCTTAAGGTCAGTAACAGTCAATACACGCTCAGCCAAAGTCAAGGTAGAGTCAGCATTGTCGAAATCACATCCCCATGCTTTAACGATTCCTGTAGAAGCAAGAGTCTTAAGTACCATCTTGTACTTAACATTCTCTTTAACAGTTACGTAGTTGTTAGCAATAGTGTCTCCTGACAATACTGCTGCGCTGATATACGGCAGAGCTAACTCGCCAGCATATGAGCTTGAAGAAATGGTTAAATTAGTTGCCATTTTTTGTTGTTGTTTTTATTTGTGTTTATTTAAATTTATTGATAATTGCAAATGCTCTTTGCTGAGAAGTCATGCGAGACATATCTACAGCAGTAGGCTGTGCTACTTGGCGAGATTGCTTAACTGTTACAGCAGCTGGTGCTTGTGAAAGTTCTACAATTTTAGCTTCAGCAGCTGCGAGCTTAGTTTCAAACTCAGTAATGATGTTCTTAAGTAATCCTTCTACTTGCTCTTTAGAGTAAGTCTCAGCCACCTCTTGCTCTACTGTTACCTCTACTTCAGCAGTAGGCTCTTCAGTAATAGCTTCAGCAATAGATGCTATCTTACCTTCAGTAACAACAATAGTTTTGCCGTTATCCAAAGTATATTCACCATCAGCTAAAGGTGAAGGATTGCCATCTTTATCCATTACGAATATCTCTACTCCCTCTGCCCATTCAGCAGCAGGTGAATAGATCATAGTACCATCAGCCAAAGCACCCTCAGCCATCATTTTCACCTCAAAGGTTTCAACGGCAGGAGTCTCTTCTACTGATAATTTCACCCCATGCTTCGAAAGCGCTGGAGCAAACTTTTCTAAAATTTCAGAAATCATGTTCATAGTTGTATAATTATTAGTGGAAAAAATTAAGAATTCATTTCAAGCGCTGCGCTCAATTCAGCTAATAGCTTCTCTAAGTCTTTCTCAGATACACTCTCTTCGCTCATTGGAGTAAACCATCCCTCTATTGAGAAGCCTTTAACCTCGCCATTCTTTACCGCTGCCCATGTGTTATCATCATCTACCTTAACTCCAATCATCCACGTGCCATCCGGTAACTCAAAGCCGTAGTTATCTCCCTTATCAGCTCCGAACTTAATCCATGATTCTACTACTGTTAAGTTGTTTACAGGCATCTCATGCTGGATAGTATGGTTATGGTGCATGTTACGCTTTAGAAATTCCTGCGCTGTTTGCTCAATAGTTTCTTTGCTGTATGTGATAAAATACTTTTCACCATTACCATCATAACGTACTATAGGTTGATTAGGAATCAGTGCAGGGCCGTAAAGCATGCGCTTCTCTCCATCTTCTACGCGAGCAAGTAAAAGATTCTGCTTGCTAAGCGCTACAAAGTCTACCATTATAGCAGGCTCAGATACTAAGCTCACAGCGTATACACCCATGTTATCCTGCTCATCTCCGAGGCCGTATTCAATTAATTTTAATTTGTCATTCATTATCGTATGTTTCAGATATTTCAAAAAGTATAGCGTTAATCACTTCATCTATTATAAGCTCAGTATCCTCAAGCTCAGTCTTATCTATTTCAGATAGAGCATTTCTTACTCCTCGTGTGATGCACTTTTTTAATAGTGGAAAATTCGCCATATTCGTTACAAATAAGATTGGTCTATTATCTTTTGACGTGCCTCTAACGCATTGGCTACATTGCCTGCTAACACATAGGTCTCTACTCCACCTGGTGCGTTAGTCTGCATGTTCGCTCCGCTAAAGTCTACAGCAGGAGCGTTAGCTCCCCCGCCCGTTGGTGTGTTTAAATTACCTCCATCAGGTGAAGGGCCTGTACCGTTGAATTGCGTTTGGTTAATCTTAACAATGTTAGCTACCCCTGCTGCTGCTATAGCTGCTGCTTTAATAAAGTTTGTTCCCTTTAACTGATCTTGAGGAACAGCTAACTGCTGAACTATACCTGCCGCCATGGATATGGTAGCTTGAGCTTTTTGAAGTTTTTTATTTCTTTCAAAAGCTTTGCGCTGGCTTGCTTCGTCACCTTTAGCAGTAGCCTCGTTAAGTGAGCTAAGCGCATCTAAGGCAAGCGAAGCCATGTCGAAATTCTTTTGGATGTTAGCTAATCTATTAGCCTGATCTTCGTCTCTGTATTTTTTCTTTATCTCATTCTCTTTACGAGCTTGCTCTTCAGTTAATGCAGTAGCATCTAAGCCTGCTGCTTCAGCTTGCGTCTTAAGCTGAAAGTAATAATCTTGAGAAGCCATAAGCTCCTGCTCTTGCTTAGATAATGTAGCTTGAAAATTACCTTCGTCTGCTTCATCTATGATAGACTGAAGCTCTATTAACTCAGCTTGCTTTTGATTTATACCTTCCTGCTGTAACTCTCTTAATTTCTTTGCTGCCTCATCTGCAAGCTCTTGCTCAAGCTTAGCATATTTTTCTAATAATCCTTGCAGCTCTTGCGAGTGTCTTATCTTTAAATCTTGCAGCTCTTTCTCGCTCTTGTTTGCTTTTTTATAAGCTTCCTCTTCAGTCTTTTGTAGTGCTAAGGTGTCATCTATCTCTCTATTTAAATCAGTCTTTTTAGCATCTGCTCTTTCCTTCTCTATAGCATCTAATCTTTTATCTACTTCTAAAGCATCCTCTTGAATTTTCTTCGCTTCAGCATCTGCCTTAGCCTTTCTTTCTGCTGCTGCTGCTTTAGCTTTAGCTATAGCCTCAAGCTCTTTCTCTGTCTTAACGTTGTCTTTAGCTGCCTCTCCTGCATTCCAAATCTCATCCTTATTATTTTGGAGTGAAATGTTTTGAAGCTTTAATGATTCTCTTTCTAAAACTAACTGATCAGCTAAAGCGTTATTTCCTGCCTGGCGAGCTGCGGCTATCTCTGTGTTAATCTGCCTTGCTCTCTCGTTGTTTATTTGCTGTAATACACTTAATTCCTCAGTAGCTTTTTTGTATTCGCTAAAGGCCTGATTTTGCAATACTTGTTTATTGTATTGGTCATCTGTGCTGCTACGAATCTTATCTAAAAGCGCTTGTGCATCTTGGTTAATCTTAACCTTACGCATCTCAAGCTCATTAATAGCTTGTAACTGTGCTTGCTGTGCTGCTAAGAATTCCTCTCTATTTTTTTCAGCATAGGCTATCTTCATAGCTACCTCAGCTTGCTTCTGCTTATTCTTAAGCAATTCCAATTCAGTGCGTAATATTTGAGCAGCTCCTGCACCTAATGCTTTCTGCAATGCAAGCTCACGCGTTAGCGCTTGTTCTTGAGCTTTAAGCGCTTCAGCTTGAGCTTTAAGATTCTCAAGCATCTTGCTTTTACCTGTCACTAAATCACTAAGCTCTTCCCAGTAAGCTATGATAGAAATAATAACAGCCACTAAGAGTAAAATAGGATTGGCTAAGATAGCCTTACCCAAAGCTTTTACTCCTGCTACCCCTGCTTGAAAAGCCGCCTTTAATCCTGTACCTAAAGCTGCCGTATCTATACGCGCAAGGTTGCCGCTAAATGTCTGAATAGATTGTGTTAATCCTTCAAAGTCTAAGTTGCTTAACTGCTCACCCATGATTCCAAAGGTGTTACTCATCCCTTCAATAGCAGGCCCTGTGTTTCCCTTAACAGCCTCGGCAGCATCGTTCATTCTATCCTTAAGCTCTCCCATCTTCTGAGAAAGCTCATTGAACTTTTCTGTGCCTGGATCAAATTGATCCTGCTGTTTCTTTAATTCAGCGTATTGTGCCTTAAGTGTCTTTGTAGATTTCTCTACCGCCTTGGTAGCTGCATCCGTTTTCGCGAGCTCCTGATTAATATCTTCTAAGCCTGTGAATGTGCCTTCGTCATCAAACGAAAGCTTTAATATCATCTCTTGTGTAGCCATTATATTACGCTATAAATTATTAAACCAACTAATGCCATTACTCCTATTAGTATAGTGTAATTAATAGCTCTTATTTGCCACACCTTACGCTTAGCGTAGTAGATACCCGCAGCGTGTTTAAACTCTTTGCTCTTGCCCTGCACGTTAGACCTTAATAAAGTCATACTATACATTATATCTTGTTGCGGATTTGTCATATTATAGGTGTACGTTGGAATTTAGACTGAGTGTATTGAATCGTTGCGCTGATTACTGCTGTTTTACCTACCACTTTTGCTGTGATGTATGGTGCTATTTTGTTACTTAC